CTTATCAACTGATCTGTTTGGAAAGTATATGCACTATGTGTAACAACTACTGGATCTGCTGCAGTGATACCAGAGATTGTAGCATGTCTGCTACTTACTCCACCGTCTGTATCAGCTACGGTAAAACCATCTGCCGCTGTATCCAAAAAGTTAAAAGATGCACCAGCTGATGAGTCAATAACTTGTTGTTGGAATGCATGAGCAGTAGTTGTTTGATCTCTAAACCACACTGATACAGGTTTTCCAGCAGCAGTTGCGGCCCAATCGGACAAGTTATAAAATGTTACCTTGTCTGGTTGAAAACCAAATGTGAACGTATGAGCCGTACCTGCAGAGATAAATTTGTATGCCTCTGTACAAGTCTGACCGAAAAATAAATCTGACATAATGAGCTCCTTTAAGCTTAAGCTTTGGTTGAAAGCAATGTTACGATATGCGAATCATCGAGGATTGCAGCATTAAACCAAGCTGTGAAACCCATAGACTGAAAACGGTTCAAATAATCATTAAAACCAAGCGGCTTCAAGATCATTTCAGTAGATACTTGATCTAGTCCTACATAACCGTAAGCGTTAGCTCCAACGAATGTGTTGGAATAAACAGCAGGATTAGCAGATGTTACTTTTACAAGTGTTGACGTTACCCAGCGCGCTTCATCAGTAGCACCAAATTCAGCTTGAAGAACTGCTTCTTGCGAGCCATATTGTGATGTTGGAACGAATGCATCTAGATTACGGATATCTGGTTTCAGGTTTACGTGTGAAGTAACCCAAAAACCAGCTTCGACAGGACCTGTACCAAAACGGGAAGTACCGTCAATGGTTGGTGTCATTTTCTCAGTGTCGTTGTCATCCAAGTATTGGATAGCACGGTTAACGTCGATTTGAGTAAGCTCAGTAATAGCGTTACCGTTAACTCCGTTTAAGCAGGAAATTTGTGGTACAGCTGCATCCCAAACATCACGAGTAACTTTATCTAGCATGGTGTGCATGCACTGAGATAGGTTATCCGCTGTTTCTGAAGCTGTATCATCTTCTACAACGAGAAGAACTTTACGGCCTAAAAGAACAACTTTACCAAACTCTTGGATAGTTACGTTGATGTCAAACTTTTGTACTTGCTCAGGAGCTGGATCAGCATCTTGAGAAAGAACAACAGGATCAGAATTTAAGTTTTCTTGACGTCTAAACGCCATCGTATCTGTATTCTTTTGAGGAAGTGTAAATGCACGACCAAAAAGATTGTGAACGCATCGTGGCTTAGAACGCTGTAATAGTGCTCTATGTGCCCATGCATCACTCATCGAACCGTAGCCCGAGGTTGTTGTAACTGACATATTTTCCTATGCCTATCTACGCTTTTTCTGCGAATTTCTCCAAGAAGCAAATTCTGAATCTGACATATTCATGACATCAACCGCTTGATTCAATGCCGCACTTTTTGGAACTCCTCCAGGGGCATTTGGTGCCTCTTTTTTTTGTACTTGAGGTGTTCTTACTGCTTGCTGTTGTTTCGAAGTTAATGCTTCCATGAGTGTATATGCCTCTTCATATCTATTTGTCGCTTGATTTATCGCACTAGTGAGATTAGGTCTTTGTTTTAAAAAGTTAGGTAAAAACTCGTTTATTTTCTCGTACTTCTCAGGATTCTGTTTTATCCAAAGTCTCTCTTCGATAACTCGGATAGCTTCTTCTTGAGATTTTGATAAATCTTCTCTTGTCGCAGATTCATAACGAGAGTTATCTTCTTCCTGTGGCTTTTGCGCTTGTTGTTGCGCATTTCTTTGTCTTTCCCACTGAAGCTCCAACTCCAATTCCCTTTTCTTTTCTCGTAGCTTTTGTGCCACAGATAAAGGAACCATCGTTGTTTTTTCATGTACTTCTTCTACATGACTCTCATCAGATACTTCTTGTACCTGTTCTATAACCTGCTCTATTTCTTCCTGAGGCTCTACGGCTTCCTCGTTCATTGCATCTCCGTCATTTGTAGCGTGATATAGCCTATCACGATGGCATTGCGCCCTTTGCTTGCAGGTAGGCGACACCTGATGTATTGAAATCTACAGCTAATTTTCCATTCTTTTTTGATGTCATCCAGAGAAGCTCACAAATTCCTTTTTGGTTATTTACCCAAAAAACTAATTGGTTGCTAACAAACGGAGGTAATCTTTTTGTTATGACTGGCTGAGATACAACAAATTTTGTCGGATCTAACTCATCAAACTTCGCGTGTATTGTCAAATAATAGGTAAACAATAGATGCTGATTAGCTAAAACAGCACTGTCCACTACATCGTCAATAACCTTTTTTAGTGCCATTTTCTCATCAACGTGTTGACGAGGTAGTAAAAGGCCACTTTTAGGATCCGCAAGAAGATTACACGACATGATTACATACCACTAACGCCGCGTAGTGAATCTTGTTGCTTTTGCGCTTTTTGCAAGAGCATATTGGCTTTAGTTTGATCTGCATTCATACCAGGACCGCATTTTGGAGCGACTCTGCTAGCTGCTGACATTGGGTTTTTCTTGTAAGAACAAAGGCCTACCCCGTTGTCCATATTTCCTTTACCTTTCATATTAGCCTCCTAGGCTTGTATCATTCATTATTTGTTGTTCCGATTGCTGCATTTGCTGCATCGCTTGTTGTTCCATGCTTTCAGCAGAACCTTGCGTTTCCGCATTAATTACATCTGCTTGCGCATCGACTTGAGTTTTTTGCAATTCCCGTCCAAGAGCTTCTTGTTTTTCCATCTCGTTAACAAGTTTTAAAACTTGAATTATTCTATTTTCGTTCATGGACGCAATTTCTGTAATAGCTCTAGCTCTATCAAGAGCAGCTTGTGCGATGTTCTGTTGTGACTCTGATTCGCGTTCATCTTTGAGGGCGAGGTTGCTAATAACTCTAGATCTTCTTTCCTGTGCAAGTCCAAGATCTGCTTCTTTCTTCGCTTGCAGAGACTCAAGTTGCGCCTGAGACATAGCTGCTGCCTGTGCGGTAACTTTAGCTTGCATCTCATCTCTAGCTCTCATAGCCTCTTCTAGATCACTTAGACCAGCCATGGATAGAGCTTTAACGATCTCTTCTTGAGGCACGTCTACTATGCCATCTTTCTTAAGATTTACAATCTCGTAGTAATAAGCGTCTTTCTGAGATTTGGATCTTACACCCTCTTTTATGACTGCATCGTATTGCTCAAATTCTTTTTCATAGAACTGTTCTGTTGGCTGTTCCGCAAGTATCCTTTCTACTTTTCCAGGAGGATAGTGATTCTGAATTGTCTTTAAAATAAGTCCACCAAGAATTTGCTGAGATGTTTCTACATTGTCAAAGATTTTACGATTACCTCGTAAACCTTGAGCAATTCTTACTTGAGCTAGACGACCAGAAACTTGGGTATTACCTTTGTCATCAACACCAAGAACGCTTTCGTTGACGTTAGATAAAGTGAGAGTGAGTTGATCAAGCACCTGTTGATATTGTATAAGCTCAGGTGATGCACTACCACCTCTCAACTCTTGAACAGAATCAAGTCCTTGCGGGGCATTTTCCGGGTCAACTCCGATAATCTTATTCTGTCCCGACTGCTGCATATCTTGTGGATCTGGAACTGCTCCAATAAGATACTTGTATCCTGTGGAAATGGTACTGTCCATCATGTCCACTATCTTCATGTGTCGCTTATTAAACTGTCTTTGAGCACTCCAGTTGCTAGATGCTATGCCCTGTATACGCTGAGATGGCATCCATATAGAAGGCTCCATGTAGCAGATCAAAGGAACAAATGGATATGTTTCAACAATACCTGTCTTGTCCTCTCCACAATAAAAACGCTGGCCGTTCAAGAGAATGTTTAACTCTACGTATGTCCTTTCGACATTTCTGATCTCTATTTCAGGAATTTCATTTTCAGGAATGCCTAAAACATCTGAATCTTGACGCATTTGCTCAAACCGACGTATGCCAAGCTTGAGTTTGTCTATCTCATCTTTTGATAGATCCGTGATGTCTTTATAATATGAAGCTTTCAGATCGACTAGGAACTTACGTGTGCGAGTAATCTTTCTGTAGTATTGATCGTAAGCTATCAGATTCCTATTCCTAGAAAATGTGGTAAATTGAGGATGGTATTGGAGAAATTTATCATCTCTGTAACCCATTGAAAGATCGTCAATGTCTTTTCCGTCTATGAACGGAAGAAGTTGCTTAGCGTACTGTTTATCAATGAGGTCACGAGTGATTGCAAATGCACAATCATTAAGATCAATCGACTCGAATGTAGGATCAAGATAGAAGGAATTATAAGTTCTCTTAAAAAACTTGATGTCTCCATTGATAAAATCCTTTGAGTAGTCCATTTGAATCCCGCATAGACTCATACCAGATTTAAACGCCTCATCGGCCGCATCTAAAAATACTGGGTATCCTAGACCCTTATCCCATATGTAATATGACAGCTTAGTAAATTGATCGGCAGTTTTCTGATCTGATCCTTCGACTGGTGAATAGATGATTTGATTGATATTATCACGTAGGTATCCAGAGAAAAATTGAAGTGGTCTTCGCATGATATTTAATTCAAGCGGTTCCCTACCTTCCTTTATTAGCTCTTGTCTTTCTCTATCACTCCAAGTATACCCAGATGCTGCTAACGTATACACTTGAGCGTCCTTGACGAAAGGCGCCCAATAATCCTGAGAATACTTATAGTTTTCTTGAAATTCTAAGCGAAGTTCGTTGTCATCTAGCATAATTGCGCTCTTTGTAACTTTATGTGTAAGCTACGGAAAGTGCATTTAAATTTCAATTTTATTTGTTTAGACTGTGAAAATATTTTTAGCAATCATATTTTGATAAAAATTCTTTGCACCATTTAATCTTGTCTTGCACGCGTTGACCTGTTGGATGACCCTTGTGCCATAGTTCAAGATTCTCTATTCGATTATCATCTCTAATTCCATTTTTATGATGTACCAACTCATTTTTATATAATGGTCTTTCTAAAAAACTACTCATTACAAATACATGTTCTAAAATACATCCATTTAATTTATAAGCATTCGGATGTCCATATTTTATTATGACTTTATAACCTTGTGTAGTTAAATGACCTTTTCCATTTTCACCTCTAAGTCTTGGTAGATTTAGATCAATTCCTTTTTTTCTTCTGTGACTATTTCGATTCCTCAACCTTCTTTTTTCCAATGCATTTTCATTATTTTTAAAAAAATTTTTTCTATAACAAGCGTTACAAAAAGTTTTTGAACTCGACCTACTTGTTATTCCACAATCAGAGCATTTTTTCTCCAATCCAAGAGTTTTTTTCGCTCGCTTTTCTCTTATTTTAGATAAAAGTTTTTGGTAGGATTCGGGATTTTTTATGCGATGTTGCTTGACATAACAAGAATTGCAAAAGTTTTTGTATCTTGATTTATTTTCTAAATTACATTCTGTACATATTTTACCAAATATCATTAATAAACATCTCTCATGTTTTCTCTATTTAAAAACAACAAGTCGGCGCTAGAGTTGCGCTATTCGGGTGCCCCCTAGACTTGTTAAGAGTTATTATATCATAAACATGAAATCATAAATAGAAGCAATATTTGTGTTAATACGCCTTTTTTGCTCTACTTTCTACTGCTTTACGGTGCTTATCAAGAGCTCCACCTAAATTAGATGCCGTTTCAAGGTGACCTACAG